AATCTGACATAGATTCATTTATCATTTATCCCACCTTACAAGAACTTTCTCTTCATCTAGCTAGTTCAAATTCCATAAAGGAAAATTTAACATATATTACTTTAAAGAAAGAACCTGAGGAGCTTGACGATGAGATATTGATTAGTGATTTAGAGTATAAGAAAATTCCGTTTGAAAACACTGAGGACGCAAAGGAAATTGTCAGAATAGCAAAGACCACTCACGAGACCCTGAAAAACTTTTTTATGATTGTAAAGTCGGTTTGGTCTATAGTTTTTGAGTCTGTATTGGTTGAGATTGACGTTGATTCTCCGAGGATAACGGAAAAAAATTATAGAACTGGTATCATAAATTTTTATTACCAAGGTGAGTATTATACTTACGAATATAAAATTAAAAAGTTGGATAAGACATCTTCAGAAGAGAAGTGTACCTTTAAACTAAAACATAAAGGGGATAAACCTATTTCTAATCCCAAAAACAAAATTATTTTCAGTGTTCAGTTAACACAAAAATTCCCATTGGAAGGTTGTTTATTGTCTATTACAAAAAGAAAGATTATCAATTATGTAAGACAAAGTATCAATATAGACAAATTGAAAGAACAACAAAATGAAAGAAAAGAAAAGATATCCTGACCACATCGTTTGGGACGAGGAACGGGAGATTTTTCACTCATTTCTTTTGCCGTATGGTTCTTCTATTTCCGCACCGAAAATAGAATTGGTTAATATTGATACATTCAAACAAAAAGGTTTGGATAAAGTTCAAAAAATATTTGATGCGCAACTTGAAGAGTTGAGCAAAACTTACTATACTTTACTTGAAGATATAAAATTGAATGAGATGGTGTACAACTCAAAATATTCATTTGAACCTTTGATTGGTCACACTTATCATTTGTATAGGAACAAAAACGGAGAGATGTTCTTATCTCTTATATCTCCAACGGAATGGAATAAAGAATATGTTACTTCAGTAAAATTAAATTCAGAACAAAAATGGGTTTTAACAAAAGATTTGTAAAAAAAGAAGATATTATTAATTCTGATGACCAAAGAATTAAAGTTTTGTTTAATGCTGACGCTTTAATTTTTGTTGACAGTTGGTCCAGTGAATTCTATAAACTTTATTTGGAAGGATATAAACGAGAAGAAATTTTTAATAAACTAATCGAGTCATGAAAACAATACAAAAAAACGAACAAATCAAACGAGTTAAGGATGATGACGCTGAGTTCTTGGTAAAAAATCAAGGTTGGAAGTACTGTTCCAAATCATTGTGGAAATCAACCGAAGATACGCCAAAGGTGGTATCCAAGGAAGAAGTTGTTGAAGAGGTTATTGGTGAAAATCTTTCAGACAAAAAGGTTCGAAAGATGAGAAAAGACAATAAAAGAAAAAAATACGCTCAAAAATAATGTTTAAATTCTTCAAACAAAACAGATTAAAAAAACTTAAGAAACAATACCACGATTATCTTCATCAAGCTCACGAATATAGCACAAAAGACCGAAAGAAGTCCGATGAGTTTTTCACAAAGGCGAGAGAGGTTGAAGACAAAATTTTACAAATTAAAGAAATTGAAGATTAATAATATGAAAAAACTAATTATCCTCCTGTTGACCTTTTTTAGTGTATCTGCTTTTGGTCAATACAATGTAAATGAAGATTCATTTACAAAAACATATACACACCTTCGTACTTGGCAAAGAGCTGATAGTCTTTGGAATTATTCAGATGGAACAAATGGGGAGTGGAAGTTTATATACAACGTAGACTTTAACATCAATAAATCAAGTTCCGTTATGTACGGTACAGTACTCATTGGAGCTGATGGACTCCCTAAGTTCTTTTTTAACTATCTGATGGATGCCTTCAAAGGAGAAGATGAATTCGGTATTTTTATGGGTAATAAAGTGGATATTCTTTATCTAAATGAAGATACGGGAACATGGCAGCTGTGGGACACTGGTGAAATTAGATATTATGGAAGTTGGAATCACATCTATTTCGGAGAACCTTCATATTTGTACTTTAGTTATCATAATGAAAAGAAATGAAAGAGAAAGTTAATCACCCTGACCACTACGGAGGAAAAGAAAATCCGTATGAAGTAGTTAAAGTTGCCGAAGCTTGGGGATTGGACAAAGACGCTTACTTGTTCAACGTCCTTAAATATATAGGAAGGACAGGAAAGAAAGATGAGAATCCACCGATTCAAGATTTGAAAAAAGCTCAATGGTATTTAAATCGACGCATTGACAATTTGGAAAAAAATTATGACCTTTATAATTCAACCCTTAAAAACATAAAAAATGGCAAGTGAAGTAATCAATAACATTATTGTTGTTGGAAATGAAAAAGTTCAAGAAAGATTCAAAGAGTATGTTGAATCGTTGAATCAATTGAAATACAGAGACATTGTAGGATTCGCAAAAGTATTCTATAATAACCCTGATGTAAGTGAAGATTATGAACTTGTTTATGAATGGTCTGAAGAAAACATTGGAGCAAAATGGGCATACTTTGAACATATGATTGAAAATAATGAGATTAAAGTAACCTCATCAGGATATCCTGTCAAAGATTTCACAATACATCTTTATAATCTTTTGGTTGACTTAGACTCTGACGTTGCGATTGAAAACAGATTTGAAGATGAGTCTTATGAAAGTGTTGGTGGTATTTTGGTACACAAAGGTTTTACATACAGTGATGAAGAATATTTTGAATATCCAGACGAAGATTATATCGATGAAGATGAGTCATTTACAGATGTTGAAATGAGATTTTATGATGAAATCGGAAATTTCCAAAACAAATGTATTCTCGATGGATATGAGTCAATTGAATCTGGGTTTGCTGAACCTATTACACACACAAATGAAGTTTAAAAAATCATAAAATGACAGAACAAAATTTGATTGATTTGGGGTTTCAAAAGGAATATGAAATGAATGAAAGCCCACCATTTTATTATTATGTTTACGAATTTTCAAACTTCACAATGATTACAAATACAAATGATGAAGCGGAAGAAGATGGTTGGGTTGTTGAATTTTTTGAGTGCGGTGATTTCAAATATAACGAAGCACAAGACGTAGAAAATTTGATTAACATATTAAAAGTCGGATTAAAATAAAAGTAAGATGGCGGCTCTTATGGCTTTATTTTACTTTATTGTCTTGGGTTCCATCATAGTCTTTATCATAGATTATGTTATGGCACCACTTGACATAATTGCTAGTATCTTTAGTAAAGGACTTGTCACAAGAGCATTTGGATTTATCGGGGCATACAGACTTTTAAAGTATTTCTTATGGTTGTTAAGTTTGTGGTATATAGGTCATCTTATTTTTGAAGTGATTCCTGATGGTCATTGGTTGGGTGTGGTAGGTATTGTTGGATTTTTTATAATTTTATTCAAACCATCTTTATTTGAAAAACCTGTGTTTTATTTTTTAAATATTTTCTATAGTTTGGAGGAAATTAAAAAAGGAGTTTACTTAATGAGTATTGCTGGCTCAGAAAAAATAAAAGACAGACACGAAAAAATAATTCAAAATATGAGCTCAAAAGTTTGAGTTTATTTTTTAATGTATTATAATTGAATTTATGAAAGAATATTTAAACAAGATTACCTGTGCGGATTCAAGAGACTTTATGAAGAACTCTTTGGAAGAAAACTCAATTGATTTAATTGTTACTAGTCCACCTTATGGTGTAGGTATCGACTACGACAGTTGGGACGATGATAGACAATTTGAGGAGTATAAAGAATTCACTCTTGAATGGATGACAGAAGCGTTTAGAGTCCTTAAGGAAGACGGAAGAATTGCTTTGAATATTCCATATGAAATCAACAGACAGGACAAAGGAGGTAGAATCTTTTTTAGTTCTGAGATGTGGAGCATAATGAAAGATATCGGATTCAAATTCTTTGGCATTGTAGACTTACAAGAGACTTCACCACACCGTTCTAAAACTACCGCATGGGGTTCTTGGATGAGTCCATCATCACCATATATTTATAATCCAAAAGAATGTGTTATTTTGGCTTATAAAAAATACCATAAAAAACAAGTTAAAGGAACTCCACAATGGGAAGGAAGGAAAGAAATGGTATATGATAAGAAGAAAGACGCTGAGGTAAACAAGATGGTATATGATGAAAAGGACAAGAAAGATTTCATTAATCTAGTATATGGACAATGGGATTATTTTGCCGATACACAACAGAAAACCAAAGCTACCTTTTCTTTGGACATACCTTATAGGGCGATTAAAATACTTACCTATAAAGATGATATAATCTACGACCCGTTTAACGGTTCAGGTACCAGTGTTTTAGCAGCTGAGATGTTGGGAAGAAAGTGGATTGGTTCAGACATATCAGAAAATTATTGTAAAGTTGCAAGGCAAAGAGTAAACGAATTTATCTTGGAAAGAGCACAAGGTGAGATTGTTTATGATGAACTGAAAAATTAAAAATATGAAAATTCAGTATTATGATAACACCGAGAGGTTAATCAAATCTTCTTTTGAACACGGTGTTAAAACTAACAGAGATGGGTTGTTATACTTTAACACAGGTAAATTCACAGGACGTTCACCAAAGGATAGATACTTTGTTTTTGGAGACTATTCAAATAAGGTAATTGATTTCAATCGAGAAATTAATATTGGAATATCCAAGAAAACTTATAATGGATTGTTCAGTGAAGTAAAGAAGTCATTTGAAGGGGCAAAAACGTTTGAATCAAAACGAGTTTTGGGATATCATACGGAACATATGGTATCTTTTAAGTTGACATCAACACACCCACATCATGTTTTGTTCTTTAACAATATGACAATCGATGTGTTACATCTTGCAACAACATTCTCCAAGTGTTTTGATAATTGGGAAATACTTCATAATCCTGACTTGAAGATGAAAGGAAAATATGAAGAAGTTAAAAATGAAAATTTTGTAGTTATAAATTTCGATGAGAAAAAGATATTAATAGGAGGGACGGGGTATACTGGTGAAATTAAGAAAAGCATGTTTACAGTTCTTAATACTTTGTTGGTGGATAGAGGAGTTTTACCGATGCATTGTTCGGCAAATGCAAATACCAAATTAGGAAAGGGGGTGAACTTATTTTTCGGTTTGTCAGGAACAGGAAAGACAACATTATCTTCAGACCCGAATAAATTCTTTATTGGTGACGATGAACACGGTTGGGATGGGAATGCAGTATTTAACTTTGAGGGAGGATGTTACGCAAAGTTAATAGACTTAAAAGAAGAAAACGAACCAGTTATATGGAATGCCATATTCAATAAGGTGGTTGAAAATAACACATCTCTTTTGGAAAATGTGGTGGTAGATAAGAAAGGAAACTTTGATTTTACTGATTCTTCAATTACAGAAAATATCAGAGTATCTTATCCTTTACAACAAATTCCATCTAATGTAAAAGTGGTAAGTACAGGAAAAGGATTGGGAGTTGAAAACATATTCTTTTTATCATTCGATGCGTTTGGTGTACTCCCACCGATTTCACTTTTAGACCAAGAACAAGCGGTAGAGTTTTTTAAACTAGGGTACACATCAAAAGTCGCAGGGACAGAAGTGGGCGTTACAGAACCTACAACAGTATTTTCAACGTGTTTTGGTTCACCATTTTTACCAAGAAAGGTAGAAGATTACACCAACCTATTCAAACAAAAGTTGGAAGAAAACCCAAATGTAAAAGTGTGGTTAGTAAATACAGGTTTTAACAAAGACTTAAAAAGATTTTCAATAGCACTAACACGAGGAGTAATCAACGGAGTTATAGATAAGAAATATGAAGAAAATTACATTGATTATAACGGATTGAAAATTCCATCGAAAATATCAGAATACAATATGGATGAGGTATTTGAAAAACCTGATATTGAGAGACAAAATAAATTTTTTGAAATGATTAAAAACTCCTCAATATGAGGGGTTTTTTTATTTTATAAGTATTTATATTAAAATTAGACTCGTATGAAACAATTTAGAATAAAACCTTCAGAAAAGGAAAGAATTTTAAATTTACATGAAAATGCAACAAACAATCAATATTTGAATATATTGACCGAATCTGAAATGGTGGCATCCTCAAATTTTTGGAAAATGATTAAAAATTTTGAAGGAGACCCAAGAAATCAAATTAACGGAATTAAAGAACCAATGTACACCGCATACCAAGATACTGCGAATATATGGACAATAGGTTATGGGCATATTGATGGAGTAAAAAAAGGTTTAAAAATCGATAAAAAAACAGCAAACGACTTCCTATATCAAGACACAGTAGAAGCTGTAAAATGTGTAAGAAGGATATTGTCACAATGGAAAGAAAACGGATTAAAAGTTAGATTAACACAAGGGCAATTTGACTCTTTGGTTTCATTAGTTTTTAATGTTGGATGCGACGGTGTAAGAATGTCTGATTTTATTCAAGATATTAAAAAAGGTAAAATGAAATCAGCGGGAGAAAAAATAAAATCATTTAAGACTTCTGGTGGTATAGAAAGAAGAAACATAGAAGCACAACCATTTATGATATGAAAAAATTAATTAACGAATCAGGTTTAAGAAATATTGGTGAACTTGCAAAAAGATACCAAAAGGCAAAAATATATTTTCACCAAGATTTAGATGGTGTTACAACAGC